AGAATTTGGGACATTTAATCCAGGAGATGATATTTTAATTCTATCAGAAGATACAGATAGTGTTCAAATAAGACCTAAAGCTATTTATAAAAACAATAAAGGTTATTACATAAAACAAGATAATAAAAGAAAATATTTAGACAATATAGAAGAAATTGAGCAAGTAATAAAAGAATTTAAAGAAATACTTGATTAGGAGGAAATATATGTGTGAATATTGTGAAGGAAAGAAAAAACTAAAAAGTAGTAATTTCTGTGGAAGTGCAGAATTTCAGATTTCAGGAAATTACTTGGATATATTTGGAGATGAAAAGAAGTTTAATATATTCAAGAAAATATATAGACCTAGTTTTAAAATAAACTACTGCCCGCTTTGTGGAGGGAGGCTGGGATAAATGATAAAAGAATTTTGTGATATATGCAAAGTAGAAATAGATAATCAAAATGTTTTAGCAATAGTAAGTACTCCAGTAAAAACTTATAAAGTATGCAAAGAATGTTTAGATGACTTAATTCGATATATACAGAATAAGGAAAATAATTTTAAACTTGAAAATAAAAGATATGAAAGAGATTACAGAAATAAATGGGAAGAAATTTGTTAGGAGAGGAGAGTGAAAAAGTGAGTACTGAAAAACCAATAGAAAGACCAATAGAATTATTAAGAAAAATAAGTAAAGAAATATACGATAATGAATTTTATATAGAAACAGCCATATTATCTTATCAAGCTCAAGAAGAAAAAACATATACATTTTTTAGAGATGATAACCAAAAAGATGAGTTAAGAAAATATAGTTGGTGTCAAAGACCTGATAGCACAAATATGAGCTTGCGTAGATTTATTGGAAATGGAGAGATAGAAGGATATATGAGTGAAAGTTTAGCAGAACATTACGGATTACAAAAAGTTGACTTAAATGAATTTATGCATAAATTTGTTAAACCTTTAGTTAAATATAAATTGGGATTAGAGGAGGAGTCTTATGACAGAGGAAGAATTTGAAAATATATTCGGCAATGTACCTTTTGAAACAATAGAAAAGATACAAAAATATGTACAAGAAAAATATATTAGTAGAGATGAAATAGAAAATTATTTAAAAGATGAGCAAGAAAGATTTGAGGTTTATAAAAGAGAAAGCAAGACAAACGAAAACTTAAAACTAGGCATGTGGAAACATTTAGGTGCAAAAAACATGTGCGAGAAAATACTAGGCATAGAGAAAAACATAGTCACATTAGATTAGGAGGTGCAAGGCAATGACAACTGAACAAAGAGAAGCAATAGATAGATTAAACAGTTTACTAAAAAAAGGAAAATATGCAGTTGCAGGCAAAACACTTTTATATGAAGATTATTATATGCTAAAGAATGTACTAGAAGTAGTAGAAAATCAAGAAAGAAAAATAATAAAACAGCAAGAAGAAAATAAAAAGAAAGATGAGATAATAGAATTAATGGCAGAATACTGGCATGCTGGACTAGCAATGTGTGACAACTGTGACAAAATAGTGGAAAACTATGATAAAAATAATTGCAAAGACTGCATAAAACAATATTTTGAAAACAAAGTGAACAGTAAAATACAGTAAAGTACAGTAAAAAATAAAAGGAGTAGAGTATGAGAATAATAACTAAAAAAGAAGAACAAGAAATTGAAAGTATGAAAAAACAAAATGAATTTCTCTCTAGAGGTTATAGAGCAATGTCTATTGTATTAGATTATCAAAGTGCAATAGTTTCTATACTTAAAACTTTAGGTATTAAAGAAATAGAGATTGATGATAAGTTATTATATACGACTAAAGATGAAATTAAGGTTGCTCATACTATAAATCATACAACTATAATTAAGTTAGTAGAAAAGGAGTAGTTATGGATATTAACGAATTAATGCATCAATATGCTAAAGAGCGAGCAGAAATAATAGATAATACTGTGTTTGATTTTCTAAAAGCAAATGGTTATAGACCAAAAAAGACAGAAAAATATATAAAAAATCTAAAAAAGAAATTAGATAAACAAGGATTGTCTATAAAAATAGATGAAGTAGTTCTTGAAGAAAAATGCGATGGATTAAGATATACGAAAAGATGCATATATGTGCCAAGTTTTGTATCAAATGAACAAACTTAACACTAAAAACTAGTACAAGTTTATTAAAAAAGTATAAAAATAGAACTATTTTAAGAAAGTAGTTGATTAAAATGAGCAAAAGAGAAAAAGCAATTCAATATTTAGAAAATAAAAGAAACATGTTACAACAAATACTATGTAATTTACAAGATTATAACTTAAGTGAGCAATTACGTAATAAAGTGAAAAAAGAATATGTAAAAGAGATTAATTTACTAGATTATATTATTTTAAAATTAAGATTAGGAGGTACAGAAGAATGGCATACATCAAAGAAGAATTAGAAGTAATGTTAAAGGAGCATACGAAAAATGAAGCAAAAAAGACAGAGTTACAATTAAAAATAGAAACATATGAAGAGCGACTCTATTATGCAGGAACTGTACATGAAGATACTGATGCTGAAGTAATAGAAATGATGCAATTATCAGCACCTATTAGTGATATGCCAAAAAGTAATACAAATAAAATTTCAGATACAACAGCTAATACAGCAATGCATTATGAAAAAGAAAAAATACATATAAACAAAGAAGATAGATCATATTTAGAAAATAAAATTGAAGAATTTAAAGCTTTAGAAAAAGACTTAGATAAAAAGATAGTAAGAGTTAAAAATTTATTAGAACAATTATCAGAGGATGAGCGTTTTGTAATAAAAGCTTATTATATGAGAAAAGCGAAATGGGATTATGTAGAAAGAGAATATTTTTCTAATTATGAAATACATAAATCAATAAAGCAATTACAAACATATAGAGATAATGCAATAGAAAATATGTTAGAAACATTAAATTATGGAGAGGGGTAAAAACTTCGCTAAAATTTCGCTAAAACTTCGTTGCAACTTCTTTTATGAGGAAGTATAATTATAATAGCAATAAAAGTTAAGAGATAAATTCTTAATACTTTATTGCAATAAAAGACCCTTATTATTTATCAAAGTCAGAGATGACTAAACCCATGTTGCCAAGAAAAATTGCATTATAGATAGCTCGTTAGCTGTTTATCAATGCAATTTTTATATTTAAAAAGGAGAGATAGAAAAATGAGTAATGAAGAATTTTTAGAAAAATGCAAAGAATTAGTAAGAAAATATGCATTAGAGCATTTAGATAAAACAGACAAGGTAGAGAGCTTTCTAGTGTATATTGTATGGAATTGCAAGACATTACAAAATAGTAAAGCATTATTGAGTACATCTTTATTAGATGGAATGTACTATGAAGTAACTATGAATGGAGATAAAAAAGAAATTTATTTTGATGCTTATAAGAAGTTTGAAAACAAGTGCATTAAGATAGAAGAATAAATCAGTTATTAACTGTACTAGATAAAGTTAATATATAAACACCTCCTTTCACTGGAAAGATAGGGACATGGGAGAAGACAAAGGCGATTCTAGTTAAGTCTATCTATGTAGTGGCGGAATAGACATATCACGTTTAGTGCGTGATACGGTAAAACTAAACGGCGGTTACCTTAGACCTAATCGCTGAATGGTAATAGTAGACGCATGGCAGATACGCTAGAACAAGTCAGGTGGCTGTGACTTTAAATCGCAGGCATCATGTTGGGTGCAAATCCTAACCTACATAGGAAAAAGAAAAATCTTTTGCGGAGCTATGTTAAACGCGTGGCTCTATTTTTCTTATAAATAGTATGTAGTGATATATAAAAATATTAGGTTGTAAGTTTTGAAAGATGTAATAAGATGCATATAAAAATCTTTGTTTTTCCTTGTACATACAAAAAACGTTATATCATTACATAGTGTTTATAAAAAAGAGGTGTGAAAATGGCGAGAGGAAAGAAAACTGATACTGAAACAGTATACAAGGTAATGCTATCTGTATTTTCTACAGGAAATTATAGTGAAACAGCAAGACAATTAGATATGCCACAAAAAACTGTAGAAGACATATACAAAAAGAATATCGAGAAAGAAGAATTTGCAAAACTTCACGAACAAAAAAAAGATGAATTTGTAGAAAAAGCCAGCAGAATAATTAATAAAGCAACTACTTTATTAGAAAGAAGACTAGATACAGCATTAGAAAATCAAGACGAACTAGACGAAATAATAGAACAAGTATGGCAAATGGATAAAAAAGATTATAACGAAACTCAAAAAAAATCAATTGTAAATAAAATAGCAAAAATGCAATTAAATAATTTATCAGAAATAACAACAGCATTAGGAACTATTTATGATAAACGAAATCTAGCAGAAGGAAAGAGTACAGTTAATACAGATATAAATATAAAAATGGATAAGAAAGTAGAGGAACTATCACAATAATGGAATATAAAGTACCTGCATTATATCCTAAACAAGAAGAATTTTGCAAAAGCAAAGCAAAATATACTTGTTATGGTGGTGCCAGAGGTGGAGGTAAATCGTTTGTAGCAAGAGAAAAAGCTATATTATTAGCTTTATACTATCCTGGAATACAAATATTATTACTAAGAAGAACATATCCTGAATTATATAAAAATCATGTTTTACCGCTTCAACAAGAGTTAAAGAGCAAACAAAAAGAAAAGATAGCAACATGGAATACTCAAGATAAAATATTTAGCTTCCCTAACAGTAGTAGAATAGTTCTGGGATATTGCGATACTGAAGCAGATGTTCTTCAATATCAAGGACAAGCTTATGAAGCAATATTTATAGAAGAAGCTACTCATTTTACAGAATTTCAATTTAACTGTTTGAAAGAATGTAATAGGTTGTCTGGTCAATGTAAGAAAAATATAAGACCAAGAATGTATCTTACATGCAATCCTGGAGGAGTAGGACATGTTTGGGTAAAACGATTATTTATAGATAGAGATTATACAGAGAATGAAAATCCAGAAGATTATAAGTTTATACCAGCTTTAGTATATGAAAATGAATACATTATGAAAAATGACCCAGACTATGTAAAAGCACTAGAAAGTTTGCCAGAAGACAGAAAAAAGGCAATGCTTTATGGTGATTGGGACATATTTGAAGGTCAATTTTTTACAGAATTTAAAAGAAGTGTACATGTGATAGAGCCATTTGAAATACCAAAAGACTGGTATGTATATTTTGTAATGGACTATGGTCTAGATATGTTAGCAGGTTATTGGATAGCAGTAGATTATAATAATCATGCCTATGTTTTTAGAGAAGTGTATCAACCAAATTTACTTGTTTCACAAGCAAGAGATTTAATAAAATCTATGACAAATGAAAATGTATATATATATTTAGCTCCACCAGACTTATGGAATAGACATAAAGAAACAGGAAAAAGTACAGCAGATATATTTGCAGAAGGTGGAATAGATTTATATAAAACTAATAATGACAGAATACAAGGTTGGCTACAGATGAAAGAATGGCTAAAAGTATATAAAGACGAACAAGGCTGTGATACAGCAAGACTAAAGATATTTAGTACCTGTAAAAACTTAATTAGATGTTTACCACAATTACAACATGATGAAAAGAAAATTGGAGATGTGGCAACGGAACCACACGAAATCACACACGCACCTGATGCAATCAGAGGTTTTTGTGTTTATTGGACACAAGAGCCTATTTTTATACCTAAAAAACAAGAACTACCATTTGAATTACAAACAGACGACGAGGAGGAAGATATATGGTTTTAATCGCAGTAATAGTAGGTTATATATTAGGAGTAATTCCTTTTATTTTACCTAAAATATTGAATTTAAAAGAAGAAAAACAATCTAGCAAAGAAATGGAAAATTATTATAAAAATCAAGAAAATATACTAAATGAATGGCTAAATGGAAAAGAAGATAAAGTGACACAAACAAATGAAATAGATCAAGAAGATATGTTCAAAGAATACGTAACAGGGAAAGAAACTAGGAAAGGAGACTAGCAAATGACTAGAGAAGAATTAGCTCAAAAGATATGGAATGAATGGGAACAAGGTTTAGCATATCAAAAGAAACTACGATTAAAAGAAATATGTGAGCAGTGTGTTGATTTTTTTGAAGGAAGACAATGGCCACAAGCAACAGAGAAAACTAAAAACCTACCAAGACCGGTAATTAATATTATAAGGTTTATTATTAACAATAAAAAAGCTAATATTCTGTCAAGTAAAATTTCTACAGTATATAAGCCATTAATACATAGTCAAGAGGAATCACAGCTAGCAACAGAAGGAGCATCAGCCTTTACTAGTTTTGCTAATCACATAAAGAAAGAATTAAAACAAGAAGATTTAGATAGTCAAGCAATTTTGGATGGATTAAAGAAGCGGAACATATATCTATCATTATTTCTGGGATAAAGAAAGTAAAAGTGGTTTAGCAAAATTTAATGGTGGTTTAAATGGACAAGTCATAGATTGCTTAAGCGTAGTTGTGGCAAATCCTAAACAAAAAGATGAACAAAAACAAAAATGGATAATTATTCAAAGTAGGGAAAATGTTAAAACTCTAAAAGAAATAGCTAAAAATAATGGTGCTAATCAATCTGAAATAGAGTTAATACAATCGGATGATGATACAGAAAAAAACTACAACATGGAAGAACAAGAAAATGAAGAATATGCAACAGTGTTAACTAGATATTTTAGGAGAAATGGAGAAGTATATTATGTGAAAAGCACTAAAAATATGGTAATACAACCAGAAACTCCACTAACACCAGACATTGATGCGGTTCAATTAGAATTAGATGAAGAAGGAAATACTAATGAAGACAACGAAATGGTGGATATAGATAAACCAGCTATTGAGCCAGTAAAAATGACATTATATCCAATAGTAATAGAATCTTATGACAGTAGAGAAAAAAGTATATATGGAATAGGAGAAGTAGAGCAAATTATTCCTACACAAAAAGCTATTAATTTCAATTATGCTATGATGCAAATGGCAGGACAGAATATGGGATTTCCTAAAGTGATAATAAGACCCAGAGCGCTACAAGGTAAAAAGATTACTAATATGCCAGGCGAAATAATAACCGATTATAGTCCTAACTTTGATGGTGTGAGATATTTAGATCCACCTAATTTTAGTAGTATGCCACTAACTGTATCAGATAAATTAATAGAAGTGATAAGAATAGTAACAGGTTCTACAGAGGTTGTATCTGGAGAGGTGCTAGGAAAGAATATGAGTGGTAGTGCAATAGTTGCATTACAAACTCAATCGAAAGTGCCAATTGAAGACATGCAAAAAGCATTCTGGAGAGCACATGAAAAGATAGCAAAGATATGGGAACAATTTTTTAAAACATATTATAGATTTGATACACAATATGTTATCGAAAACGATAATAAACAAGAATTACAAGTATTTAACGGTTCTGTGTATGAAAATGTAGAATTTGAAACAACAATAGATGTAGGCTCTGGTAGTGCATATAGTGAAAGTTTGAGCATTAATTTACTAGAAAGTGCATTACAACGTGGAGATATTACATTTGATGATTATATAGAACTATATCCAGATAGTGCAATGCCGTTTAAGGCACAATTGAAGGAAATTAGAAAGAAAAAATTATTACCACCAGAAATTAGTCAAAAAATAATGGCTAATCCACAACTATTACAAGTAGTTATGCAATTAGTTGCACAAAGTGAAGTAATAGCACAACAAAACCAACAAATACAACCTGTGCAAACAAGGTAAATATGATATGAATAATAGCTCTTAACAGAGTTATTTTTTTATATAAATTCGCAGTGAATAGCGTAAAAATCTCAAAATAGAAAGGATTATTATGGAAAATAATGAAGAATTAGAAAGCGTAAACAATCTTGAAGTCGCTGAACAAGAAGGAGTAGTTGAGAGTACTACTAATACTACAGAAAATGTAGAAGGAACTTCAGAAACAATTGAAACTGAAGAAAATAACGAAGAAACTAGTCAAGAAGATAATCAACAAGAGGAAGCTAAACAAACCAAAGAAGACAACAAGTATGCTAGACTTGCTAGAAAACAAGCTGAAGAAGAAGCAAAAAAGAAAATTGAACAAGCAAGAAAAGAAGCATACGAACAAGGTCTTAAACAAGGAAAGGTA